GACTGCGCCAGCTCACCCGAAGCCGAGCTGCCGCCTTCGAGGTAGAAGCCGCCCGCCGCTGGCGACAGCCCGCCGTTGCTGGCGTCGTGCACGTCCCAGTCGCCGGACAGCTTGGTCCAGCCGGTGGGCGTGAAGCCGGCACCGTCACCGGCACCATCCGCTTCGAATCCGCCGTTCACGACCGGCAGCACGATGGTGACCGGCGTGCCTGACGTCCGCACGCGCACCATCTGGCCGGCGACGTATGAGGTCGAACGCGCGATGTCAGGTGGGTCGATGGGAACCTTGCAGCGATGGTCGCCGAGATCGGCCCGGCATTCGGGGCTGTAGAGCTCGCCGATGCGTTGGGAGAGCGCCTGGGTCATGCCGCGCAGCTCGGTGCGGAAGACGCCTTGCTCGCTGAGTATCACCTCGCCGAACCAGCCGCGGCGCATGCGCAACGAGCCCATCGACGGATCGGCCCAGTTGACCAGAAAGATCCGCACCTCCGCCTGATCGAACAGACCGGCGCGCAGCTCCTCCTCGGTGATGGCGACGCTGTCGAAGACGCCCTCGACATCGAGATTGTCGACGCTGAGGCTCGAATCGTTGGCGATGGCGGTCCGGGAGTAGCCGGCGCTGGCCTTGTAGACGTTCCCTTCGAACGACAGGTCGCGGTCGTGATCCGTGAAGAAGAATTCGACGCCGTCCGTCCGGGTGATGCGCCAGCAGGTAGCGAGCGTTGTCACGGGCCCGGCGAGGTGCGCGGCGAGGGTAGTTGTGGTATTCTTCATCGGTTCTCGCGGCAGGCTTGGTCAGGGGCGATGCGCACCCTCTCGGATGACGACGGGCGACCTTGGAGGTGAAGTGCAAGTGACGACCGAACGCTGGGGAGCGTTTTCCGTCATTGATCACCGCAACGCGGCTCGAATGGCATGCGACATCCTGCTGTACGATCGCCTCGTCTTTCCGATCCCAAGGGCAGAGGCGCAGCCAGCATGGGCGAAACGCGGCTGGGATCCTGCTGGTCGACTGAAGCAACTGGGACCGTTGGCGATCGAGCGGCGGTGGACGGAGCAGGACCACCTGGAATGGCAGAAGATCTTTGAATATATCGCCGAAGATGCCGAAGGAGAGGTCAAGGCTGCGGCTCGCTACGAAGCCACTCGACGCGCGCTGGCTATGGGAGCGCAGAACTATGAGAAGCCTCCTGGTGTCGATCGGATTCTCGTCTATTCGGCATTCCAGTCAGAGGATCAGGTAGCCGTCCGCAACCTTCCAGAAGCTGGCCCCCACCAACCAATAGCACTCGCGGACAAGACCGCCCGTATGAACGGACTGGTAGCGGCACGGATCCTCGTGCCTGACGAGCGCGACGGCGAAGAGTCGCTGAAGCGCGCGCTGGATGTCACGACGAAGCCGGACTTCCTCGACTCACGTCGCGAATTCTTCAACTGGCAGCAGGATGTGTTGCTCGAGGGCCTCTCGCCAGAGGACGCTACCGAACGTCTCGAGGGCGCCATCAAACGATACAACAGCTTCGTGGAGAGATCGGGGCGCAGTTGGCGAACCGAGACGATCGTGACTGCGCTCGTCGTGGCCGGCAGCGTTGCCATCGCGGCGGCGACCGTCGCGCCGGGCATCTTTGCGCCACTTGCGGCTTACGGCTTCGCGGGCAACGAAATTGTTACCCTGGGAAGCGCAGCTGTGGGCGCCGTGGCCCAGCTGTCCAAGCAGGCGTTCTCACGACCTGGCGCACCCGAACAAATGCCTGAGCCGGCGGCTGCGATGTTCCATCAACTCGAGGTCGAGGATCGATGGCGCCGCCGTGCTGCCAACCTCATTGCTCACTAGAAGGCCTGCGCGCTAGATCCTGATCTCGACAACAGTGACCTGCCCCCAGGAACCGAGATGGTAGGTCTCGATGGTCAAGTCCATCTGGTCGCTGTCGAAGCGCACGGGCACGTCGAATTCGAAGTCAGCGGTGACCTGAACGCCGACGGCGGGTGCGGTCGTGAAGGTCACGAGTCCCGTGGCCGTGTTCACGGTCCAGCCGGACACGGCTTCGACGTCGTCCCGATAGATCTTCACCGTTCCAGCGACGGGCTTGGTGACGAGCCGCGTCTCGAGCTCGCCGCCGCTCGCATAGTGCTTCACCAGCTGGAAACTGGTCGTCGAACCATCGCCGACGCCGAGGCTCTGCGCGAACGCCTGGTAGTCGGTCCAGTCCTTGAAGCGGAAACCGTAGGCGCGGCCCCGGCGGGCGCGAAAGAAGGCGATCAGCTCCGCCACCTGCTCGCGCTTTTTCAGGCCGTGGGCGACGTTCCAGCGACCGCGGGCCATCGCCCAGTTGGCATTGCGCCGCTCGTGGCCCGAGACCGTCGTCACCACGCTGGTCGAATAGCCCGGACCGCCCGACGCGCCATAGGAGATGTCCGGCGGAAACTGCACCTCGTGAAAGCCGCTCATGCCTGCCTGCTCTTGTCAGCGCCGCCTGCGCGCGGTAGCGATCGACCATGGAACAAAAGGGGAACATACCGCCACGCTACGCGATCAGGCTCGCCGATCTTCGGCGCTGGCACATGATCACGGTGAGCTGCCCCACTTGCGGCCACAAAGGCCGCCTCGATGTCACCGCCCTGGGCGATGGCCGGCCGCACCACACCCGCCTTATGGACCTCGAGCGCAAGCTGCGTTGCTCGTCATGCGGCAATCGTCAGGACAACCGGATCCTGGTGACCATGGCATCACGGGAGTGAGCGCGCGCGGTGTGACGCCGCAGAGAAGAATGGGGACCGCCGATCTGGCCCCGCGCTCTTCGGCGCGATAGTTTCGCTGCGATGTGTAATCTCTATTCTTTGACGCGCTCGCAGGACGAGATCGGCCGGCTCGCCAATGTGATGCGGGATCTGACCGGTAATCTCGCACCTTTGCCCGGCATCTATCCCGACACGCTGGCGCCGATCGTGCGCACCGCCGCGGATGGGGTGCGCGAGCTCGCCATGCTGCGCTGGGGCTTTCCACCGCCGCCGAGCGTCGGAACACGGCCGGTCACGAATGTCCGCAACCTGAAGAGCAGCTTCTGGCGACCCTGGCTGAAGCCCGAGCAGCGCTGCCTCGTGCCGGTGACAAGCTTCTGCGAGTGGACCGACAGCCGGCCCAAGGTCACCCACTGGTTCGCCCTCTCCGACGAGCGGCCGCTCTTCTGGTTCGCCGGCATTTGGCGACCGTGGACCGGCGAGCGGAAGGGCGAGGAACGCGAGCACCAGCTGTTCGCCTTTCTCACCACCGCCGCCAACGACACGGTTCGGCCGATCCACGCCAAGGCGATGCCGGTGATCCTGACCTCCGAGGCGGATTGCGAGACCTGGCTCACCGGAGTGGTCGAGGACGCGCTAGCCCTGCAGAAGCCTGCAGCGGACGATCTTCTACGGATCGTCGCGACAGGCTCGAAGACGGACGCTGTAGCGGCCTGAAGGCGTCGACCTTCTCTTCATGGCGCACACAGGCAGCGCTTCAGAGATTGCGCCGCGCCCGCTGCATTGCGCGGGCGGCGTCAGCGGCGATCTGACCCTGGCTCTGGCGGAAGCTGCCCGCATCCGGCGTCGAGATGTTCATCACCACGTTGACAGGTGGCCGGGTGTCCCGCGCCGTTCCCATAGCCGCGACCTGCGCCCGGGAGAGCACCATCTCGCCGCGCTGCAGGATGGCAGGCACCTCGTCGGCGCGCAGGCCCGCCATGCCGCCGTCATGGAGACGAGGTGCGCCGGCGAACGCCAAGGCGGGAACGAGATGCTGCGGGGCAGGGGCCCCCACGACACCGCCCTGGTGGAAGATGCCCGCCAGAAGCCCGGCACTGCCGCCGCCAAGCAAACTGCCGGATGCTCCGGCACCGCCCGCGCCGCCGAGCGCACCGGCCATGGGCCCGAGGATCGCCGAGCGAATCGCAATGCGGGTGATATCGGCCTGAATGCTGTCGGCGAAGCCCGTGAAGTCGATCTTGCCGGTTGTCACGAAGCTGGCGATCGCGTCCTCCCCGCTGCGGAAGGCGCTGGTGAAGACACTGCCCAGCTCCTTGCCCCATGCCATCGCGTCGTCGGCATAGCGAGCCAGCTCGTCACCAACCACAGCCCAGCCGGTCGCGGCCTGGTCCGCGGCAGCGCCGATCGCCTGGCCGGCCGTCCGGCTGGCTTCCGCGGCACCCGCCGCGGATCCGCTCAAACCTCCTGCTTCTCCTGCCGAGCCCCCACCAGCACCGCCGATCGCCGCGAAGGCCGTGTCGAGCCGCTCGGTCGCCGTTGCGGCGTTGTCGATCTCCGTATGGGTGTCGGCCATGGCTTCACGCAGTGCGGCCACGGAGGCAAGCGGCGCACCGGCCAGCTCGCCGAGCGCCGCCGCGGTGTCGCGCGAGCGTTCGGCAGCCGTGCGCGCATCCTCGGCGAAGGCCGAAAGCCCGAAGTCCGGCGCGTTGAAGGCATTGGTCTCGAACGCTGCCGCGAAGGCGTCGCTGGCTGCGGTGCCGGCGCGATCGGCGGCGCCGGCGACGTCGTTCTCGATTCGACCCAGATCGATGTCGGGAACCAGCGTGATCGGCCGCTCGATGCCGATGGCCGCAAGACCAGCGTTCACGCCCTCCAGCAGCTTGTTGATGCCGTTGACGGCACCGTTAAGCATCGCCTCCAGGCCCGCGATCAGCGCATTGGCAGCGCGGATCGTCAGGTCGCCGATGGTCTGGGGCAGGTTGCTCCAAATGACGACCATCGCATCGAAGACGCCCTGGAACGTGCTGACGGTCCGATTGCCGAAGGTGACGACCGCTTGGAGCGCACTTGCCAGCGCCTCCGCCACACTGGCCTGGATGCCGCTCCAGGCAGCGCTGATGCGGGCCTGCAGGATCTCGGCCAGAATCCCGATCCGCTCCCAGACCTCGCTCGCCACGTCGCCGAGCAGACCGAGCGCGGTGCCGAAGCCACCGGTGGCCTGGACCAGCTGGCCGAGCTTGTAGATCAGCTCGCCCGCCGCCACGACGACCACGCCGATCCCGGTGCGGATGAGAGCACCGCGCAGGAAAACCAGCGCGGTTGCCAGGCCGCGCACCGATGCCGCGGCCACCACCATGCCGGCGACCCAGCGGCCGGCGATGAAGGTGGCGAAGGCAGCAGCACTCGACGCCAGCCGACCGATATTGTCGAAGAGGGTCCGAATGGCCTGGCCGAGCGGACCGGTGGTGCGCGACAGCGCTGCCAGGGCATCGGCGACGGCCTCGATCGCCGGTGCGGCGGCGACGGCCAGCTGGTTCGACAGGCCGCGCCAGACAAGGCCGAGCCGCGAGATCGCATCGTTCGTGCGCTCGATCTGGTCGGCGTCCTGCTCGGAGACGACCACACCGAAGTGGCGGACATCCTCGGTCGCCTGGCGCAGCGTGGCGGTGTCGATCCGGGAGATCGCAATGCTGCCCTCCTCGCCGAACAGCTGTCCTGCGACAGCCGCGCGCTCGGCGGCCGGCACGAACTCCAGGATTGCCTGGTTGATCCGCCCGACACGCTCGTCGAGCGGCAAGGCGAGCAGGGCGGATGCCGAGAGGCCGAGCCGCTCGAGCGCGTCGACGGCCGGGCCCGTACCTGCGGCCGCCTGGCTGAGGCGGCGGGTGAGGTCCTTGGTCGCCTGCTCGATGCCGGACATCGAGACGCCGGCCAGCTCGCCGGCACGCTCGAGCACCTGGATGCTCGCGACGGTAGTGCCGAGCGACTGGGCGAGCTTGGCCTGGGCGTCGACGACCTGGAGGCCCGAGCGGATCATCGCCGCCGCCCCGGCGGCGAAGGCCGTGGCAGCGGCGACCGCGGCGATCTGCAGCCGGCGATAGAAGGCGGCGACCCGGGTGTTGGCTGCTTCCATCTCGCGCGACAGCCGCCGCATGCTGCCCTCACCGGCCTCGCCGATGCCCTGCAGCTCGGCACGGACCTCACGACCGCCGACGACGGCGAGGCGAACGGAGACGCGCTTCTCAGCCATCGTGCTCAGCTCGGATCTGTGCGTTGAGGCCGCGCACCATCATGCCTTCCACCTCGGGCAGCAGCTCGGCGCAGGCCAGCAGGTCGATGCCCAGGGCATCGGCCATGGCGAGTGCTGCTGTCATGTCGAGGCCGAGGACGGCACCCGGGACGACCCGCAGCTGGCCGGTGAGCCGCTGCGCCAGGTCCCAGACCTGCCAGCCCTCGATGGTCAGCGGCCGGTTCAGGACGGCGGGGCACTCACGGCAAGGTCCAGGGCAGGATCGGCAGTATTGGTCGCCCCCGCTGAAGTGCCATTGGCTGAGGGTGCGCAGGCGTTTTTTTCCTCTTCCAGCAGCAGGCCCTTGGAGACGTAGCGCAGCTGGAACGCCTCGAAGAGCGGCAGGATGTCGAGGAGTGCGTCGATTCCCTCTGGCGTGACCGCAACCGGCTCGCCCGCAACATCCCCGACGCCTTCCCACTCCAGCACGACGAGCCGTGCCAGTACCTTGGCCATGGTGACCGCGATGGTCTCGTTCGACGCACTCTCGGGCAGGCTGGTGACCGTCGGATCACTGCGGGCGGCCGCCATCAAGGAGGTGGTCAGGGGCCCGACGCGCAGGCGCACGTCATGGCCGAGGTCCAGCCAGCGGGGCTCGCGGGACAGGTCGAGACGGATCATGGCAGGTCCTCAGGTGTAGCTGGTGACGTCGTTCAGAAGGTGCGCGCGCAGCATCGTGCCTTCGCTGTCGTCGAAGGCGGCGCGCCAGTCGAAGCTGGCCTCGACCCCGCCAGGGCCGGTGACCGAGTACTTGGGCTTGGGCAGGAAAACCCGCGGCAGCTCGAAGCGGAGCGCATAGCCTTCGGGGAAAGTGAACCCGTATTCAAGGCTGACCGGATCGCCATTGGCGGCCTCGGCCACCAGCGTGGCGCCGTCGAAGCGCACCGACATCGATCCCTCGGCGGAGGCGAACGTGGGATCGGCCGCCTCGATCTTGCCGTCCTCGCGGATCACCCGGACCCGCTCGAGGTTATTGGAGAAGGTCAGGCTGCCGCCGGTAACGCCGGCAAGCGCCGATCCGCCACGGCGAATGAAGCCACGGCCCTGGCTGAACCGCCGAAGCGAGAAGGCGTCCGGGCTGGCGTCGACCGTGGCGGCGAACTGCTCTTCGCCCTGCGCCACCAGTTGGAGGCGGGCGTTGGCCGGCCCCTCCTGGCCCATCTCGAAGTTCAGGCTCTCAATCACGGTGCCGAGGTGACGGAAGAAGACCGGTGCGGTGAGCTTGGGATGGCCGACCTCGATGGTGAAGCTCGGGATATCGTCGGCGCCGCTCTCCCAGACATGGGCATAGCCGCCACCGGTCAGGGTCGCGGCAGAGACGGTTCCCGCCGATGCTGCGATGGTGAACGAGTTGCCGGACGGGCCTGCCGTGTCGAAGGTGATCGTAAGAGTCTGCTCACCCGTCGGATGCGTGTAGCTGCACTTGGTGACTTCCGGATCGGCGGAGGCGTCGAGGTCCGTCGCCAGCTGATCGAGGGTCTCCTCGAGGGTCGCCTGGATCTCTGTCTCATCGCCGGAGGCTGTGCCGGAGACGAAGGTCCAGACGGTCCCGTTCAGGGTGATGGTGTCGCCGGGTGACGGGTTCACGGCGAAGCCGATCGAGCCTGTAGCCGCCACCGCCGTCGTCGCTGGATCACCGAACAGGCCCGTCAGCCAGAAGCCGGTGCCCCGCAGATCCAGCGGGATGTCGAGCTGACCTTCATCGGTGATCAGGCCGCGATAGGGATCCTGCGCATTGCGGCCACGACCGAGCAGCGGGTCATCGCCCAAGGGCTGGGCCGAGGACAGTTCCGTCGACTTGAAGTCGAGGCTTCGATAGCCGGTGAGCGGTGCCGCACCATAAGCAGCCTCGCGGCAAGCCTTCAGCGTAGCGTCCGCGCCGTAGGCGCGCACCTTGGGCATGACAACTCCTGTGTCTTGGGATCAGGCGATGAGCGGGTCGCTCACCAGGTACTCGACTGTGACGACGAGCCGGGCGGTGAGGATCGGCGCCGCGCCCTCGATGGGGAGGGCACCGGTTTCGGGTGCCGACGGTGTCAGGTTCTCGGCGAGGCCGCCGAGCGACGGATCGATCCGAAGGACCGTGCCGATGGACCCGAGCAGCGCATCGAGCGCCGCCTCGCCACCGCCGGTGCCATCGTGTGGCACGTAGGCCTCGATCTCGACGCGATGGTTGTAGAACTCAGTGCGCGGGTTCAGCGTCACGTCCGGCTCGCCGGGATCGCCGTCGCGCAGGATGACGAGGCCGGCCGCGGGGACCTTCTCGGGCAGCACCTCGTTGCGGCGGACGGTGGCAGCGAGGCCGGACTGCAGGCCCTGCAACAGCGTTGCCAGGACCTGTTCGCGTCGAGAGTACAAGGCCGCCTGCCTCCCAAAACCGCTTCGGCAAACGAATTGCTAACCAGTTGCCGCCAAGATCTGGCCATGGCGGAACTTGTCATCCCACCTGAGTGCATCGACCTCGAGCATCCGACGGTGCTACGAGCACTGCTTCGCCACATCGTCGAGCATGCCGATTGCGAGGGCCTCGACGCGTTCGGTCGGCAGGTCCTGCGCTTCGAGTTCGCCTGCGAGGAGTGGCTGCTCGACAAGCTCGCAGCCCTCGGTGCAGGAAATGAGGATCTCGAAGAAGACGATCCGGCCGAAGAGGACGATCCCAAGGAGGACACCGATGCCGTGCTCGCCTGATCCGGCATGGCGCGTAGCGTGACGCTCGCCCTTGCCGCAGAACGACCTCGCGGCTGGCATCGCCGCGGCATGAGTGCGGCTCGGGGGATGCTCTTCGGCGTCTTTTTCTGCCTCATGGCCGGGACGGCAGCAGCAGAGCAGTTGGTTGGCCGTACGCGCGTAATCGATGGCGATACCATCGCCGTGGGCGGCATCACAGTCCGCCTGAAGGGCATCGCGGCACCCGAGGTGCCTCACGGTTCGTCGAGCGGCGAGCGCGGCGGACCTGAAGCCGCGGCATTCATGGAGCACCTCGTCGGTGGCCGCACGGCGATCTGCGAGCTTACGCGCGAGCGGACCTGGGGCCGACGAGTCGGCTATTGCTCAGTGGGTGGAACGGATCTGGGTGAATCGATCGTGCGGGCTGGCCTGGCGCGCGACTGCCCGCGCTACTCAGGTGGGCGGTACGCCGCCGTCGAGCCGGCTGCGGCGCGCAGCTTGCCCTTTCCCGGGTACTGCAAACCGCGGTAGCCTGCATTCCGGCACACGCCCCTCATCCAAATTTGGCAACCTTTGGAGGCCGCCAGATGGGCCTCGGCGATCTGACATCCCGGCAGGCGGTCCTCGATGCGATTGCCGAATTCGATCGGCTCGGTCGCGATGGCTTCCTCGACAAGTACGGGTTCCGCCGAGCGCGCGAGTACTTTCTCGTGGTCGACGGTCGCGAGTACGACTCGAAGGCGATTGTCGGTGCGGCGCACGGCTACCAGTTTCCTGACGACGGCGCCCTCGATGCCTACGCGTTCAGCGGCGGCGAGGCGACGGTTCGCCGCAAGTTGGCCCAGCTCGGCTTCACCATCGAGCGAAGCGCGAGCAAGGCCGAGCGATTGACCAACGGCTACTGGGTCTTCGTCTGCAATCCGCGCAAATGGGCTATCGATCGCTTTCTCGAAAGCGGCGCCGGACAGCGCGCTACCTGGGGCATCCGACCGTCGGAGAGCAGGTATTTCGCACCCGGGCAGCTCGCCATCATTCGGGTCGGGGTCGATCGCCGAAGCATTGTGGAGCGCCAGGGCAGATCCAGGCTCGAAGCTGGAGTTTACGCGCTTTGCGAGATCGAAAGCGCAGCCTATGCGGGCACTGGCGCCAACGATCCGTTCTGGGCGCCGGATGCGGCTCGCGCCCCCGGTTGGCCTACCGTCGACATCAGGTATCTGCGCAGCTACCTGCGCCGCCCGTTGACGATCGCTCAGCTCAAGAAGTCGCGGCCCGGCCTCTCTCGGTCTCTGCTCGATGGCCTTCAGGCGTCATCGTTCCCCATCTCGCGGAATGATTTCCGGGCGGTTCTCGAGCTGCTCGGTGAGGAGCCCGACACGCTGCCGGCGGTGACAGCGGAGACGCCCGCAACGGTCGACGCACTGGCAAGGCTGGAAGAGCGGTACCGGAACGCCGTCCCCGAAGTGCGCGCGCGCATCAGCCGGAGCATCGAGCGCGGACCAGTTGGCGATGCCGTCAAGAAGGCGAATGGCTTTCGCTGTCTGGTCTGCGAGGCCCTGGGTCACGACCCGATCGGCTTTCGTAAGCCAAATGGAGATAGCTACGTCGAGGCGCACCACGTGATGCCAGTAGCAAAGGGCGAGATCGGCTCGCTCCGAGCATCGAACATCATCACCGTCTGCGCGAACCATCATCGTGAGTTGCACTATGGCTGCGCCGGGGTCCAGATCAGGGACGACAGGTTCGAGCTGAGCCTGCCCGATGGGCCGATCAGCATTCCCCGGCACGCCTTCGCCAAGGCGTAGCTGGACACCCTTCAGATGGTCGATCGCGTTGTCACCCAAGCGCGCTCGATCAACCCTGGCAGGGCGTCATGCGCCCGCGCGGCATCTCGCACGAGGTCCAGCCGCTTGGGCAGCTTGACCTGCGGCACCAGAAGGAAGACCGGCACTGTGGCGGCACCGCGGCCGGTCTTCGACCGCGAACGAACGGCGCGGCCCTTCGTGTTCAGCCGCCCCTCGGCCACCAGCAGGCTGGGACCTGACCGGCGGTAGACGAAGCGCAGGCCGAGGCCGTTGTGGCGCTCCCATTCACGGGGCGTGATTCGGCCGCCGCGCAGCGACTTGCCCGCGGCCCCGGTCGGGATCGCCAGCCAGAAGCCGTTCCTCGAGCGGATCAGCGGGCCGGTGTCGTGGGCACCGACGATCACCGGCGCCTTCGACCAGACGACAACCGCGGCGTTGAGGCTCTGGCCGGATCTCGGATAGGCCTGGCTGCGGATCGTCTTGGCGAGCCGTGTCCCGAGTCCGGCGCCGACGATCTGCGCCCGCCAGGCAGACTTCAGGCCCTCGCCGGCCTGTCGCACAGCGGCGGTGGCCGCCTGCTCGCCGGCCTTGACCTCCTCGGCCATGATCTGCCCGAGGCTGCCGATGGTGGTGGCGGTGAGCTTCATGCCGGCCTCGTGTCGAGGGTCCAGACGAGACCCTCCGCGTCGAGCAGCGGCGTACCCTGGATGACGACCGTCCGGCCGTCGAGCTCCAGCGTGTCGCCGGCCTCGGGCTCGGCCACCTCGCTGGACCGCAGGTCGAGCATAGTCGTGCTGCTCGCGAGCCGGGTCTCGCCGAAGCTCTCGATCCGATCCGGCCGGCGCAGCATCACCCGGACAGGAATGCCGTCACCAGCCCCCGCGGGGCGGTAGACGGCATCCCGTGCCAGATGCGGGTCGGCGAACAGCACGTCGGTAGCTGCAGCGAAGGCCGTCACGTCCCGGCCGGGGTGGCAGCGCCGAGCTTGATCCGGACGACCGTGTCGGCCGAGGCGGCCGCTGCCACAGCGACGCCGACGCAAACCTGGTCGGTGGCCGTCTTGTCGAGCGCGCTGTCGGTGGTGTTCCAGAAGAGGCGATCGCCGAGCCCGATGGCGAGTGGCGTCGCCTTCGCCAGCTCGACCACACCTTCGGTCAGGACCTCGACGTCCTGGCCTTCTGCCGCATCGCCCTGGGCGACGCCGAAGAGCGTGCCGATCAGGACGGGTGCGCCGGC